GCCGCGCTCGCCGCCGCGTTGGCGAGGGTCTGGTGCACGTCCGGCTTGTCGCCGTTGCTGTAGGACCACAAGGTCCGGGCATCGGTGGAATCCAGTGCCATGTCTTCTCCTGAGATTGAGGCCCCGCCGATGAGCGCGGCCAGCTGCGGCACGGTGCCGCGGAAGGCGTTGAAGTCGACGTGCTGCCCGCCGTAGGGCTGCGCGTTCGTGTACTGCCAGATGGCCGGACTGACGCCGCCGTAGGGCAGCCAGTTCGGGCCGGTGTCGGAGTAGTGGCCCGGGTAGCCGGAGGCGACGATCGCCACGCCCAGGGACGCCAGGTTCCCGCCGACCTGTTCCCAATACCAGCGCGGGAAGTAGGCGCCCCACACGCGGCCGCCGAGCGCGCGCATCCGCGTGATGAACGCCAGGCAGTCGGCCACGGTCGGCTTGGACGTGCCCTCGGTCTCGACGTCGAGCATGACCGGCGTGTCGCCGACGATGGCGTGGCAATAGTCGGCCTGCGCGGCACCGTTCCCGGCCTTCAGGAAGTGGTACGCCGAGAAGACCGCGCCGGCCTGCGCGGCCTGGGCCTTGAAGGTGGCGTACTGCGAGTCCCGGTAGTACGTGCCTTCCGTCGCCTTGGCCACCACGGCGACGGTCCCGGGCTGGATGGCCATCCCGGCCTCGTAGCTGGAGATGTCCGGGAAGAAGATCGTCATGTCAGGCTCCCATCACGCGTGCGCCCAGATCAGGGCGAGCGTCGAGTCGAGGTCGCTGGCCGCGAGCGTGTTCAAGTTGCCGCCGGAGTTCTGCACACCCTGCACCTCGACGTAGTCGCCGACGTTCAGGAACAGCGGCACCGACACCGCGGCGATTGCCAGCGACCCGGCCGCGGTCGGCGGCACGAACTGCGCGGTGCCCTGGATCGCGGTGCCGTTGACGGCCAGCCGGGCCCCGCGGGTGCCGGTAGCGCTGGCCGCGAACGCCACCGCACCGGACACCCAGTACCAGCCCGCCACGATCGCCGTCGCACGGCTGTTGTTCGTGACGTTCGAGTGCATCCCGTAGGAGTCGACGGTGGTGGCGTCCTGGTTGATCGACGTCCACACCGCGGTCGTCAGGGTCTGCACGGTGTTCTGGTTGACGCGCACCAGCGGCGGGTTCAGCAGGAACGTCAGGCCGTCGCGGACGGAGTTGAGGTTGCCGGCGGTCTCGATCTCGCTGACGCCGAACGTGCGCGGGCTGGGCACGGGAAGAGGCACGTCAGTACGCCAATCTCAGGGTCGGGGTCAGCGCGGTCGGGTTGGTGACGCCGCCGGGCAGCACGTCGGTGACGTAGTCGCCAACAGCGTGGGAGTGTGCCAGGTTCGCGGTGAACGTCAGGACGCAGCTGCTGTAGCCGGGCAGCGTCGCCGCCACGGACTTGATCGTCATCGTTTCGGCGTTGGCGGTGCCCGGCGACAGCGTCACCAGGTCGCCGCCGTTCCACACCGCCCCCAGCGGGTTGTACGCCGCGTCCGCCAGCGGCCCCACCGTGACCGTGGCCGTGCCGGAGGTCCCACCGGACAGCACCGTGGTGTACGACGCGCCGATCGTCGCCGAGGCGTCCCAGGTGGTCGGGTCGGTGTAGCCGGTCGGCAGCGGCTCACACACCGTGCTGCCGGCTGCGTGGGTGAAGGCGAAGTTGCCGGTGAACGTCAGCTGGGCGGTCGTCCAGCCCGGCGACGTGGCCGGGATCCCGCCCGCGGCCAGCGTCATTGTCTCGGCCCGTGCCGTGCCCGGCTCGAACGTCAGCTGATACCCGGACGGCAGCGACTGCACCAGCTGGTTCGTCGCCGCGTCCGGCAGCGCGTTGATCGTGGCCTTGTTCTGGCCGGACGCGGCCTGCACGTTCAGCGTCGTCCGCATCGCCGCCAGCACCCCGTACGCCTGCAAGTCCGCCGGCGACGCCTGGATCTCCACGACGGGGTCGTTGACGTCCGCGGGCCACGTCCAGTTGACCTGCTGCACGAACGCGTCGATCGTCGTGGCGGGCGCGCCGCCCGGCGGGCGCTTGATGTAGCGGATCCGCGTGCCCTTCTCCAGCTGCGCACACACCGCGAACAGCCCCAGCACCGCCGACGGGTGCAGCCGGATCACGTCCGCACGCTGGTGCGGGTCCTTCAGCTGGCCGGTCAGGTACGTCGCCGCCGACAGCGCCTCCGCAGCCGAGGACGTGTTCACGGTCCGCTGGTACGTCCGCGGGAAGTACCTCCGCCTCGAGGTGGCGTCCGCGTATTGGTACGTCGAGCCGCCGTACTGCTGCACCTGCGTCAGGTTCGAGATGTGCGACGGGTCGAAGTCGACGGTCCCGACCTCGCACGGCCACTCGCCCAGGTTCCCCACCGGCGCGTTCTCGCCGAAGATGAACGCCGGGGTGCGGCTGTTGTAGTAGGCGCTGCGGGCCTTGAACGTCATCGCGCCGTTCCCGGCCGCGTACTGGTCGCCGTTCTCCGTCAGCGCGATCAAGTTGAGCGCGTCCAGCCCGGACGTGCCAAACAGGTCGGTGGCCGGCCCCATCGACTGCGTCAGGCCGCTGTCGATCGCGGTCGGGCCGGTCCAGCCCGCCCACGTCAGGACCCGCTGATACCGGGCCCCGGTCGACTCCCCGGCCGACGCCGACCGGAACGAGTTGTACAGGTTCGTCATCTGCGCGTTGGTCAGCAGGAACGGGAACTCGCAGACGAACGCGACGTCGCCCTTCATGCCGTTGGAGTACGTGGAGGTGTCCAACGTGACGAACGCGCCGACGGTGTCCGACAGCATCTGCGCGAGGTTCGTCAGACCCGTGCCGGTGACCTGAAGCGTGCCGTCGTACCACATCGGGCTGTTGCCGCTGGCCGGGTCCAGGCCGACCGCGGCCAGGTGCCAGTTCCCGTCACACACCGAGGCGGCGCTCGACCAGCTGCCGCTGTGCGTGCCGGTGCTGTCGGTCACGCCCAGCAGCAGATGGCCGCCGTTGTCGATCTGGACGCCGAACTGCGAGGCGTTGATGACGCCGATCGGCAGGGAGATCGACTGCCAGATGAAGAACTGGTTGCTGCCGCCGGGGACGGCCGGCGCCCGGAACGCCACCAGCCGTGTCCACGGCCCCGACGTCGGCGGCCCGGGCGTCAGCGTCGTCTTGTGCAGCGAGATGAACGCCTCGGACAGCTGCCCGGGCCCGGAGGCGTTGTTGAACGTGGCCACCGGCCCGGACCCGCCGACCATCGTCAGGTTCGAGTTCGTCGCCGTGACCTGGTTGCCGAAGCTCAGCGACCCGGCCCCGTACGGCGAGGTCTCCACCGGGGCGCCAATGCGCTTCCCCGCGGCGTCGGCGACCGCGGTGGACCCGGCCGGGTCGTTCAGCGGATACACGAAGTTCGGGCCGGAGCCCAGCACCAGCAGCTCGTTCAAGAGCGGGTCCTGGATCGTGTACTGCGCCAGCGCCGCGAACGCATCGACGCACTCCAGCCGGGAGGTGCCGAACGTCGAGTCCTGCTCCTCGAACGCCCGCGGCCACCGCTCGACGAACCCGGTGAACGGGAACCGGGTCACGCCCGGGTCGGCCCACGCCGACACCGAACCCGCCTGCTCCACCTGCCAGCCGGTCGCGTAGATCGTGTTCGATACGGTCGTGGTCGGCGTCGTGACGGTCAGCAGCATCCGGCCCCACACCGCGCCAGCCGGCGCGGTGCCGGTCACGGTCGCCCGGGACCACGACCCGGACGACACCGCGCCGGCGGTCCCGGCCGTCGTCGACAGCGCCGCGCCGCCGCCGACGCCGTACCAGGCGATGGAGGCCGACACCTGGATGGCGTCCGCGGTGGAGGTGCGCAGCAGGTACGCCGAGGCGGTGTACTGCTGCCCGGCGGTCACCTGCACGCAGTCCGCGGCCGGCCCGGTCGGCGTCCCCGCCGGCGCCACCCCGGCATACAGCAGCGCCGTGCCCGCAGTCACGCCCGAGGGCACCGTCCATGCGACCGCCGTCGTCGTGCCGGTCGGGGCCGCGGTCAGGTTCGTCGCCCGGGCGACCGTGGCCGCGCCGGTTGGGTAGAACCAGGCCGTCGCCGAGTCGGAGACCGGGTTCATCGTTTCCAGCCCGGTGCCGACGTTCTGCGGCAGCAGGTTCACGCCGGTCTGCCAGGGCATCTGCCAGCGGCTGGCGTAGCCGCGGGCCTCGAGCTGCAACCCGTCCGCCCACACGGTGGTGTTCGCGCTCGGCGTGGTCGTGGTGACCAGCCGGACCGTGGCGGCGACCGCCCCGGCCGGGGCGGTGCCGGTGGCGGTCAGCTGTGTCCACGTCCCGGACGCGCCGGTGAGGACCGAGCCGGATCCGGACGTGGTGGACACGACGTTCCCGGCGGCGCCGAGCCAGTTGATCGCGGCGTTCAGGGTCGGGTTCTGGCCCGAGGTCGTCACCTGCGCCTGAACGCTGAACGTGTAGGTGGTGCCGGCGGTCACCTGCGGTACCGAAACGTCGAGGACGTCCTTGGGCTGCGCCGCCCCGGACGGGACGGTGACCGCGAACACCCTGCCGCCCTGGAACGCGCCGCCGGTGGCCACGACCGACACTGCGAACCCGGACGCCGAGGATACCCCGAAGTACCAAGGCACCGGGCCGGCCGCCAGCGGCGACCAGTCCCCGGCCGACGCCTGATCCGGCACCAGCAGGTTGTTCCCCAGGACGATGCGGATCCGGCCCTGCCGGTAGGGGATGACGTTCGGCGAGAACGGCGAGGCGGCGTTGCCGGGGTCCAGGGCGCCGTCGCGGTCGTCGAGCTCCACGGCCCAGGTGCCGGTCTCGTTGGTGTCGGACTCGTACTGCTTGCCGCGGCCGGTGGTCCAGCCGAACAGCACCCTGCCGGACAGGTCGGTCCAGTAGGCGGGCAGTGTCGACTGCTGCGGGTCGGCGTTGAACGCGAACTCGTACGTGACCTGGGGGATGGTGGCGACGGTCATGGGCGGCCGGCCAGCGCCAGGTTGTTGCCGGAATTGCGGTAGTCGTAACGCAGCGTCTGCGTGCGCACCGCCCCGTTGATGACCTTGCCGTCGAGGACGACCTGCACCATGACGTTCCCGCCGCCGCCGGAGGCGGAGACCGCCGAGGAACGGGGCGCGGGCGGCATGTGGCCGTTGTTGATCGCGTCCAGGAACGGCCGGCCGACGCTGGACACCGCGGCGGCCGAAACGACGTACTCGCCGTTCGACAGCCACGACAGGATGCTGTCCGAGGTGCCGGACCCCGGCCCGGAGATGTAGCCGCCGGCGGCGTTCGCCGCCACGCGCGACCCGCCCCGGCCGGTCGGGGCGCCAACAAGCTGCGCATACTGCTGCAACCCGGAAAGGGCCGCGGACAGGCCGGGCGTGGAGACCTGCGTGGACATGCTCTTGGGGATCAGGCCGATGCTGGTCGCGTAGGCGTCGACCGCTTTTTTGTTGCCGGTGAGCTGACCCCACACGTTCAACAGCTGCGTGGCCTGGTCGGCGGCCACCTTGTTCGCCGCCGCGATCGCGTCGGCGGAGGCGTGCTGGCCGCCGGCGGCCTGGATCGCCGCGTCGCGGGTCTTCAGGATCGCGTCCGCGTCGTGCTGGAACGCCTGCATGTTCGCGATGCCCTTGAGCGAGTTCTCGTCGAACGCCTTCCCGTTCTTCTTGATCTCGTCGGTGACGCTCAGCAGGTCCTTCTTGAAATCCAGCATCGCCTCGGACGTCGACAGGTTCGCGGTCAGGGCGCTGTAGGAGTCGGACACGGCCTTGATGGCGTCGTTCAGGGAGTCGCCGGCGTCGATCGCCTGCCCGATGGCCTTCGCGTTCTGGTCCATGGCCACGGAGTTCGCATCCGCCGCCGCGGTCGCGTCGTCCGTCGACGTGGTGGTCTCGGCGTTCGTGGCGTTCAGGTGCGCCAGCGCCGCGAAGTACTGCGGGAACGCCTTCGCCGTGTTGACGATCTTCTTGCCCTGGGCGTCGGCAGCCGCCGAGATGTCGTCCATGATGGACTTGGCCTGGGCCGCGTTGCCCGACTGCACGAGCTGCGCCAGCCCCGCGTCGTACTGGCCGGAGATTTTCGAGGCGTCGCCCATCAGCTGGGCGGTTTTGCCCGTGACGATCCCCAGCTGGGCAATCGTGCTGATCGGGGCGTTCCACTTGCCGCCCAGGGTGTCGGCCGTCATCCCCGAGGCCTGCATCATGTTGTTCAGCTGGCCGCCCGCCCCGGACGTGTCCAGCATGGCCGCGGACAGCTGGTCGGCGGACATCCCCGCCTTGTCGCCCTGGCCCGCCAAGTCGTTCAGCTTCTGCGCGAGCATCACCGCGCCGGTCATGACCGCACCCACGACCGGGAGGGCGGCGCCGAGCTTCCCGCCCCACTTCTCGGCCGACGCCGCCGCAGCCTCCTGCTTGACGGCGGCCTCCTCGCTGGAGTCACCCATGGCCTTGATGCTGACCGCAGCCTTGGCCAGGGCCGTGATCAGGCTGCTGGTCAGAGTCTGCGCGTACCGGACCACGGAGACGAGCAGTGCACCGCCGATGACCCCCGCCAGGGCCATGACGGCCCACTGGTTCTTGTCGAACCAGCTGACGACGGCCTCGACCGCCGGGATCAGCTTCATCCCGAAGGCGATACCGAGGTTCTCGGCGTCCGCGCCGAGCTGCTTCATCTTGAAGGAGAACGTCTGCTGCGTCGCGGCCCACGCGGCATCGAACTTCCCGGCGCCGGCCCCGATGTCGTCGAACTTCGTCTTCAGGCCGTCCAAGTTCTGGAGCAGCGACATGATCGCCTTGTCGCTGCGGCCACCGCCGAAAACCTTCGCCAGGACGCTGTCGGCCTCGGTGCCGTGGATGCCCGCGTCGTCCAGTGCCGTCTTCAGGTGCGTCAGGGCAACGTAGATGCCGTCCGGGCTCTTCAGGTCCTGGGCCAGCTGGTTCTGCGTGATCCCGGTCTTCTTCAGGACCTCGGTCATCGCTTCCGACGACGCCGACACGTCCGAGCTGGCCACACCCATGCCCTCGAGCAGGCTCGCGGCCTGCTTGCTGGGCGTGGTCATCATCGACAGGCCCATCGTGACCCGGGTCGCGGCCTCCTCGGCGCTGTTGCCGCGGTCGGTCAGGTAGGCCAGGGCCGCGCCCATCGACTGGATCGAGATGCCCATTTGCGAGGCTGTCGGCGCCCAGTTCTTCACCGAGGTGTTGAAGTCCTGGAAACGCATGTCGCCCTGGCCGACAATGCTGTTGAGCAGCGCCATCGTGCTGTGGGCCTCGGATGCGTCCTGGTTGAACGCCTTCATGACCGAGCTCAGGGCGTAGGTGGTGTCGTCCAGGGACGCGCCCGAGATCTGGGCCTCCTGCGCGGAGTACTTCACCGCCTCCAGCGATGTCGCCAGGCTCAGGCCCGCCGACACCGGGTGGTACAGCGCCTCGGCCATCTGCGTGCCGGAGAACCCGACCGCGTCGCCCAGCTTCAGCACCTGACCGGTGGCGTTCTTCACCGCCTGCTCCGGGGCGCCCGCGGCGGTGTACAGCCGCGTCATCTGCGTTTCGAAGTCCGCGGCCATCTTCACGCTCGCCGCCGCGATCCCGACCGTGGCCAGCGTCGCGTACTTCCCGACCTTGTTGAACGCCGCCGACGTGGAGGTGGTCAGCCCCTCCATCTTGGTTTTGGCCTCACCGACCTTGGCCTCGAAGTCCTTGATGTCCATCAAGAGCTCGGCCACGACCGGCGGCAGCAGTCCCAGCGCCATCAGAACCGGTCCCATCCGCTGGCGAACGCGGCCCACAGCGCCCCGGAATCGATCAACTCCTGCACGGACGGGGCGAGGTAGGGCCGGGCCGGCAGGGATCCCTGCATGCCCTTGCGCCACATGCCGTGCCACGGGTTGTGGCTGAGCTGCCCGCCGAGCTCCTGGATCCGGCCGTACGCTGCGGTCGGGCCGACCTTCGACACCCAGCCGGTCTTTCCGCGCGGCTCGGCCGGCACGACCTTGACGGAGCGGCGCAAGGTGCCGGTCACCAGCGACGGCGGCTCGCCCGGACGCGACGGCGTCGGCTCGCCGCGGCGGTGCGTGGTCGTGGTGAGCTTCTCCTTCGTGCGCGTGGCCACCGTCAGCGCGGCCGCGTCCGCGCCGCGCCGCGCGGCCTGGGAGGCGTTGGCGACGAGTCGTTGCAGCGCACGGTCGAACTCGGCCGGGCCCCGCCACATCAGTGTCGGCATCAGCTCCTCCTCTCGCTCATCACTTCGTCCCAGACCTGCGCGAACTGCGGGTACCGTGCGTCGAACCATGCGGGCAGCGCGTCGACCTGGTCGGGCGTCCAGTCGTGTCGGTTCGCGTACCAGCCGTAGGGGTACAGCTCGGCGTACGGGTCGCCGTCGGGCCACTTGATGTGCTTGGCGCCCTCTCCCCCCTCCAGCGCCGCTCTTACGCGCCGGAGGGCGCGGTAGGGGACGTCGGGTCGGCGTGGTCGTCGGGGGTGACAGGCCGTGGGAACATCAGCCGGTTCGCCTCGGCGATCAGGCCGTCCAGGGCGTCGTCGTCCTCCATGGGCAGCAGGTCCAGCACGCCGAGGTCCTGCGACGGCAGCGGGTGCGGGTAGGACCAGGCGGTGATGAGCCTGCGGTGCAGCTGGTCGCTGATGGCCAGGCCCTGGTCGACGGCGGTTGTGTGGCCGGCGTTGGCGACCTCGCGCATCAGGTTGCGCTTGTCCCCGCGGGTCAGGGTGTGGGCGTCGATGATCTGCACCCAGTTCCCGGACGGCATGACGTGCGCCCCGGCCGGGACCGCCGGGGCGTCCTCGGCCGGCGCGGACGGCGGCGCGTCGGCGGGGGCGGCGTACTGCTCCCACGCCGGGTTCGGGTCCGGCAGCACCCCGTCGGTCTGCTCTGCGATGTTGTGGCTCATCAGGGTCCTTACAGGTAGGTGCCGGGCGTGACGGCGTTGGTGATCGTGACCTTCGCCGGGGAGTAGCCGCCGGTGAACCCGGCGTTCGTGGTGTTCAGCACGCCCTTGCCGGTCACGGCCAGCCGGATCGCCTCCTCGCCGAAGTCCGGCTTCGCCTCGGTGAACGCCGCGGCCTGCATGTCGAACTGGAACCCCAGCGCGGACGCCCCGGTCAGGCCGTTGGACAGCACGAACTGGTACTGCGGCTGGGTGTTGTTCCGCATGTTCAGGTACTGCGACTCGTCCGCCATCACGAAGACGTTCTTGAAGTCGGCGGTGACGCCGCCGCGCTGGAAGAAGTACGGGTTCTGGCTGTTCTGCGCGGTGAACTTCGGCTTCACGTCGCGCTTGAGGTTGAACTCTCCGGACTCCGCGGAGGCCACCAGCGTCCCGCCCGAGGCCGGGCCGCCGATGCCGAGCTGGCCGCGCCATGAAGCCAGCGGCAGCGCGCCGGTGTACACCGCGGTCGGGCCCGAGCCCGGGATGTTCGAGATGTAGGCGACGATCTTCGCGGTGACGGTCAGGAACTCGCTCTCCGCGTTCCACTTGAACCCGACCTCAGTGACGCAGCCGAACGTGAACTGCCGCGTCCCCGACGTGGCGGCCGGCCCGTAAAACTGGGTGAAGGTGTGCGCGGTCGGCTGCGCGGTCCCGGCGACCTGGCCCGTGCCGGCGCCGGAGTTCATCAGCGAGAACGCGTGCGCGAACGACCCGGTCGACTGCACGGCGGTGATCGCAACCCCGTTGGCGTGGGCCTTGGTCAGCGCCGGGACCGGGATCGTGAACGGGCCGGCGCCGGTCGGCGCACCGGTGGTGGTGACGATCTCGGCGTTGATGCCGGTGTCGATCTGGATCAGGGTGCTGGCCGGGATCGACACCGACGACGACACCGACGTGGCGCCGACGTTCGACAGCGCGGACAGGGTCCCGGTCGGGGCCGTCGCGGTGCCGGTGGCGGTGACGTCGCCGAGCAGGTTCCCCAGCAGGAACCCGACGGTGTCGGCGTACGCCGGGCCCTCGAAATCGATCTCGCCGACCTCGACGCCCTGGATGACCGCGAACGAGTCGTTGGCCATGACGCCCCGCACACCCTGGTCCATCAGCCACGTCGGCTTGTCGTTCCAGTCGAACTTCGTGAACGGGATGAACATGGTCGGGTTGACGGGGGTGCCGGGCGTGGCCTCCTTGGCGACGCCCAGGACGCGCTTGAGACTGGCGTACGTGGCGGGCGGGGCGGTCATGGCTCAGACCTCCGTTGCGGTGTCGGGGCCGGCCGGGTCGGAGCCGGCGAAGGCCAGGTGCGGGTGGTGCAGGTCGTCGAGCAGCCACACCGCCCCGGCCGGGACGGCCTCGGCGAGCAGCTGCCCGTCCTGGTCGTACTCGGCCTCGTGCGCCGGGCGGACCTCGAGCGTCGGCCCGACCGGCGGCTGGATCACCAGCGGCGTCGGGCCCGTGTTGCGGTACCAGCCCGGCCGCGGCTCAGCCTCAACGGCGTCGGCCGCGGGCCCGTCGCCCTCCGGAGCCCCAGGCGCGGACGTGACGGCGTCCGGCAGCGAAGGGGCTGCGGACCCCGCGGGGCCGCCGGCCCTTCTTGAACCGCGCGGGGAGCCGGTTCCGGCCGTGCTTGAAGTGGCTGGGGTAGATCCGGCCTCGGTCGCGGTGGTGTCGTCGTCCATGGGTCCTGCCTGTGGTGTGTCGGCTGGTGGTGCGGTGCGGGTGGCCCTTGTGCGGGTGGTGCTTGCCTTTCATCCGGGCCGACAACGCCTTGCGCTGCTTGGCGTTGAGCTTGTGGCCCTTGTGGTGCTTGCCGCGCTGCCGCTTGGACTGCGCGGCCCGCTGCGCGGCGGTGCGCTTCTTGCCCTTGTGGTGGCGGCCGCGCTGGGCCTTGGACTCCTTGGCGCGGGTCGCCGCCGAGACGTGGCGCCGCGACCGCTTCCTCCGGGGCCTCATATGAACTGGGTCACCTGAAACCCGATGACGCCCGTGCGCTGCGCGGTGCCGCCGTCCAGCAGCACCGGCGGGTCGTGGCGGCTGACGATGCCCTCCTGGAACTCCCCGACGGAGAACACCGCGTCGGGCCGGCCGAGCTGCCGGCCGGACGCCCGCAGACAGTCCTTGACCGCGTCCACGATCCGGTCGTAGTCGTCCTCGGCGTCGGCCCAGTCGAGTTCGGACAGCTCGTACACGCGGTGCCACAGCTCCAGCTCGGCCGCATAGTGGATCTGCTTGCCGGTCGGCAGCACCGGGCCGGTCATGACCAGCCGCGTCTCCTTGTCGGCCGGCAGCGACACGAACGCCTGGCAGCGGAACTGGGAGGTGCCGGTCTCGTACTCGGCGAAGGTGACCTCCGGCGGCCGCGACCGGTACACGTGGTCCAGGCCCTGGATGTGCTGGGCGGTGAACCAGGTCGCGATGGCGGTGCGCATCAGGCGCCGGCTCTGGCCTCCGGGGTTCGGGGGTGCGGTCATGGCCCGGTCACTCCCACGGCACCATGTAGGGGCGTAGGAACGCCTCGGCCTCGACGTAGTCGTCTCCGGCGCCGAACGGGTCCTTGTCGCCGGCGGTGATGCCGCGGCTCCCGGAGGCCACGACCGACCCGCCGCCGGTCTCCTTGATGATCGCCCGGCAGACGAGGACGCAGGCTTCGATGATGTCCGGCGGCAGCGCAGACACCATCGTCGGGTAGGACGGGTTGTTCGGGACCGCGGCGAGCAGCGCCGGGCAGCCGACTGTGCCCGGGCCGGTACCGACGCCGCCGGACGGCGCGGTGGACACGGCACCGGCCTGGAACCGGATGCGGTTCTGCAACGCGTAGATCGTCAGCCAGGTCTGTCCGGGCACGATGCCGGTCGTGTCGGCCACCGCGATGCTGGTCGCCCCGGCCGTGGCCGGGGCGGTGAGCGTGGTGACCGGGTAGCCGTTCTGGTAGGTGTACTGGACCCACTGCCGGTCGGCCGGGGCGGTCGTGTTCCCGAACTGCAACGGCCCAGCCGAGCTGGTCAGGTTCAGCGGCGACGTCGGCACCGCGAACCGGTTCAGCTCCACGCCGGTGCCGGTCAGGTCCGTGAGGGCCTGCATCAGGGCCGGGGTCGGACCGATCTGGAACGCCGTCAGGGCGATGACGGGCCGGAACCGGGGGTGGATGGCGGCGTAGCCGTTGCGGTCGACGTTGACCTGCCGCAGTTCGGTGTCAGAGGTCGCGGCCAGGATCCCCAGGACGGTGTTGTCGATCCACGCCGACGCGGACTCGATCACCTCGGCCAGGGCGGCGTCCTGCTCGGCGGGGGTGCCGCGGGGAACGAGGTTGTCGACCTGGACGCCGCGGCGCCGGTGGTTTTTGAACATGTCGATGCTCAGGTACGGGGTGAGCCGCGGCTGCGGCGTGACCCCGACGACCTGAGACAAAGGCATGATCGTGTCCTGTTCAGTCGATGATGAGCTGGCCGACCTGCCGCACGACGGTCTCGCCGGCGACGGTGATCTGGATCCAGCAGTAGTAGGTGCCGGAGCCCGGGTTGGTGACGCCGTTCGGGCCGACGAGGAGCTGGGCGACGTAGCCGCCGATGGCGTTGACGTCCCAGGTGCCGGCCTTCCAGTCCGAGACGCCGGGGACGGCGGTGGCCGAGGTCAGCAGCGCGAACGCCACGGTGTAGCTGGTGGGGTTGACCAGGGCTCCGGCCGAGTCGGCGAACACGGGGAAGCGGACGACCTCGGTGGACGCGCTGGAGATGCGCTCGGACTCCATGGAGATCACCCACTTCACTCGTGGCGGCTCGACAACGAACCCGGACAGGGGCATCAGGACTCGTCGGTGGCTTCGGTCTCGCCGCCGGGCCGGGTCCACGAGCCGTGCTCGCACCCGACGCCCTTGTGTTCGGCCGGGATGGTCTCCCAGCCAAGCGGCCAGTGCTCCGGGCACGGCTGCTCGGCGTCCGGCTCGACAGCCGGGGCCTCAGCTCTCTTGCGCGGGGGCATCGGCGCCCTCCCTCTGGCAGGTCCCGCCGCAGCGGGAACACGTGGTGAAGTACGAACCGAAGCCGCACGAACCACAGCGGCGGCCCAGCGCCCGGCGCCCCGTGGCGCCGCGCACCGGCGACCACGACCCGCCGAACCCGGCCGAAGCCAGATGCGCCTTCGCGTCGCGGTCGGGCATGTCGAAGAAGCCGCCGGACGCCCGGTACTCGCGGCCGTCGATGACGGTGGCAACCTGGCGGATGTCCTCTGCGGGCACGCGCACAACGGCTCCTTCGACTCGTAAGGGGTGGGGGATCAGCTGACGCCGACGAGCAGCCCGTGCCAGGCCGGGGCGATGTGCTCGAGCGTCCCGATCTGGTAGGTCGAGCAGTCGTAGGTCATCTGGATCGTGGGCCAGTCCACGGCCATGTAGTCCTGCACGTTGACCGCCTGGGTCGGCGCGCCGACGCGGGAGTCGTCGATCGGGACCGACAGCGACCGGATCAGGGCCGCGCCGTTCGGCATGAACCGGTGCGTGCCGATGTCCAGCACCTTCGACGTGTTCTGGTTCACGAAGCCGGTGACCGAGGTGCCCATGGTCACCGAGCCGTCGCCGGTGACGACGTTCGTGCGGTAGCCGGACGCGGCGCCGTTCGTGCCGCCGACCCGCATCAGCTGCCCGAACTCGGCCCGCATCGCGCCGGTCATCCAGATCTCGTCCGGGTCGGCGCCGTTGTTGACGAACATCGTCGCCAGCGCGGTGTCGAACTCCACACCCGGGTTCGAGGTGGAGAACTTGCCGTTGACGCGGCCCAGGTAGCCGGTCTTGGCCGGGTCGGACTGGACCGACAGGAACCCGTCGTAGTCGGTCGCGACCGCCGAGGTGTCGACGTTCGCCGGGGTCGCGCCGGAGGAGTTGTAGGCGGTCAGCACGATCTGCGGGGTGACGCCGGAGTTCGTCGGGGTGAAGTTCCCCTGGAACTTGGCGTTCGCAATGCCGGCGGTGGTGCCGATGTACACGTTGTAGTTGATCGCGCCGGTCGGCTCGGTCCCGATCGAGATCGTGATCGTCGAGGTGGAGCCGGTCGTCACCTGGGTGGCGACCGTCGACGGCAGCGACTCCCCGAAGCCGGTGTTCGCGGTCAGGTAGATGCTGTAGGTCGCCGCGGGAATGTTGCCGCCAGTGGTAGCGGTCGCGGAGGTGACCGATCCGGGCGGGGACACGATGCCCTCGTAGCCGGTGCCGGTGCCCCGGCCGTACAGCATGGTCCGCTCCTCGCCCATCATGTGGGACCACAGCAGGGCCATGTGCGACAGGGCGCGCAAGTCGTCGAAGCCCAGGCCCTGGAACTGGGCGACCCAGTCCACGGAGTCGGACACGCCGAGCTCGACGTACGGCACGGACCAGTCCGAGCCGGTGTAGGAGATCTTCGGCGGGCGGGCCAGCGTCAGGTTCCCGGTCGGGCCCCACGTCGAGGTGGTGGTCAGCGACGAGAAGCCGATGCGCTGCGACGCGGCGCCGCCGGGGATGCCGGCGTTGCTGAAGGAGTCGATGCGCTTGAACTTGCGGGCGTTGCCCTGGCCCTTCACGCGCGGTACCGAGTTGCGGATCGGGGTGTGCTTGGGGACCAGGACCTTCGCCTGCGGCTCGAGGTCGTACGGCGTGAGGCCGGTGCCGCCGACGGGGCTGGACGGGGTCCAGTCCTTGGCGACCTGGCCGGTCAGGTAGGCGCGCTGGTTGGCCAGGTCGGCGCCGAACGCGGACAGCTGGTCGGCGGTCAGGGACTTCGCGAGCTCGTCGAGCCGCGAGATCGCGTTGCGGCTGCCGGCCACGGAGCCGATGCCCTTGGCCAGCGGGTGGCCCTTGCCGGCCCAGGACACCTGGCCGGCGTCGGTCTCGGCGTAGGTGGCGACGAACGCCGCCTTGAGCATCTCCAGGCGGGCCGCCCGGTCGGCGCGGCTGTCGCAGTCGGAGAACATCTCCTTCAGGGAGATGGCCATGGGGTCATTCCTTACGTGATCGGGGCCCCTTCCTCGCGCGCGGCCAGTTCCAGGTACGACGCCCGGGTTTCCGGGTCGATCGTCTGCTTGGCGATGGCGCGCAGCCGGGCGGCCTCGTTGAGGGCGGCGTTCGGCTGCTGCGGGTTGGTCGGGGGCGTGACGAGTTGGGGTCCACCGGGGATCGGGGTCGCCAGGACCTTCGCCATCTGCTCCTGCGCGATGTCGGCCCGCGTCTCCGCGGCCTTGACTCGCGCCTCGAGTGGAGCGACGGCCTCTGCCACTGCCTTCGCGATCACGTCGGGCGTGATTGCGGTGTTCGAACTGGCGTTCGACTCACCTTCGGGCATGGTAGCGCTCTTGGTCGCCTTCTTGCCACCGTCCTTCGACTTCTTAGCCTTGGCGGCGCCGTGGTCGCAGGTGCAGTTCGCGCAGCAGCCGCACCCGTCGGCCTGGTCGGCCTTCGCCGCGGTGCCGGTCTCGGCGGCCGGGGCGATGGACTTCATCATCAGGATCGGGAAGCCGTTCGCAGGCGTCCCGACGCCGTCCACACGCGTCGGCTCGATCTTCGTCAGCTCGGTGATCTCGACGTCGGACTTCGCCGCCGCCTCGACCTTGGTCCCGGCCGACTTGGCCAGGGTGGTGCTCATCCGCTCGGGCACTTCAGCTCCTCAGGTTCGCCACTGCCTCGGCCGACGGCGTCCGCCGCTCGGCCCTTCCCTGCATCGACACCCCACCGATCCGGCCGGCCTTGATGTCTTCCCACGCCTGGTCGCCCCACTGGATCCCCAGCAGCCAGTCCCCGGCCTTGATGGTGTGCTCGGTGTCGTCGGCGGCCTTCACGGTCCAGTCCGGGCCCCTGTACACATAGCTCTCCACCACACGGCCGGCGCCGTCGGTGCCGTTGGCGTGCCACAGGCCGACCTCGGGCGACTTGGTGAGGTAGGTCCACGCCGCGTCCTCGACGGCCGCCTTCGACGCGAAGTCGCGGAACCCGTCGGCGGCCACCGCCGCGTCGGGCTTGTCGGCGGGGTAGGCGACGTGCAGCGTGAACTTCTTCTCGGCTTCGGTCTTGACCAGGACGCCGGCGATGCCGCCGTCGGCCTTCTTCTTCTTGGCCATCAGGCTCCTTCGGCTTCAGCGGGGGTGAGCGTGGCTGCGTCGAGTGCGCAGCGGCATCGGGGGTGTCCGGGCGGCGCGGCGATCCCGGAGGTGAACAGGGCGCCGAGCGGGATCGGCCCGTCGATCGAGTTCGCCTCGCAGACCAGGGGGCAGACGCGGTCGTCGGCGGCGGTCATCCACGTCTTGGCCTCGACGCCCATCTGGCCGTAGGTTGCCAGGGTGGCCGCGGACACTGCCCGGTTGATCTCGGTGACGGCAACGAGCTCGGCCCACTGAGGGTCGTCGAGGATGCCGCGCAGGACCCGCGCGAGGTCGTCCACCGACTGGCCGGTGCCGACGGCGTCGGCGAGGGCGCGGGCGAGCTCGTCGAGGCGGTTGGAGGTGATCGAGCCGATGGTGACGCCGGAGGCGTCGAGCAGCTGCGCGAGGCCGGATCCGGTGCCGGTGTCGCCAAGGAGCAGCCGTGCGGCGTCGGCGTCGCCGGGTTCCCAGCCGGACCAGTCGACGCGGACGCTGTTGACGACGGCGACGGCCGACAGTTCGCCGAGGAGCCAGCCTTCGGCGTAGGCGTCGGACAGGACGGCGCCGAGGGCGGCGCGGATGGCTTCGGCGGTGAGGTTGTCGTGCAGCCACGCACGGGCGTCGTCTTCGGCGCCGCTGCGTCCGGCTTTGGTGAGGCCGCGCGCGGCACCCCAGCGGTCTGCGAGGACGGGAGTGTCGACGCGGGCGGTCACGGCCGTGCGCAGGCGTTGGGCGTAGTGGCCGGCGAGGGCCTGGTCACGTTCCCAGCCCGGCCACGTGCGGGCCGACGGTGCTTTTGGGTCGGCATCACCGGCCTTGGCGATGGCTTCGGCCTGGGAGTGGGTGAACACGAACTCGACGGCGCGGCCACCGCGCTTGCGGGCGTGGCGCTGCCAGTTGCGGTAGGCGGCGACCTCGGCGCGGACGGCCTTGTCGAGCGGTTCGGCCAGCGGGATGGCGGGGACGAGCCACGTCTGCACGGCCGTGCGGAGCGCTTGCTCGTAGCCATCCTTCGCGCCCTTCGCGCTGGCCCCGGACCGCTGCGAGGAGTGCATCGTGTCCCAGGGCCCGGTCTTGGTGGCGACGCGGCCGATGTAGGCCACGGCGGGCACGCCGAGCTGGCGGTAGGCCAGGGCCCGGTGGTGGCCGTCGATGACGATGTACTTGCGGGCGTCGGGCGTGTTCACCAGGATGATCGGCTTCAGCTTGCCCTGCCGGATCTTGCCGGTGAAGCGCTCGACCTTGTCCGGCTCGTCGGTGGCCCGCCAGTCCTCTTCGTTGCTGAAGTCGATGTCCGCGGTCGGGACCGTCTCGGGCCCGGACCAGACGGCGGTCTTCAGCCAGTCCATGGAGTCTTCGGGGTAGTCGCGGGCGAGCTGGTCGTGGACGCGCTGCCGGGTGGAGTCGGAGTCGGTGACGGCCGCGGTGGGGTCGGCGGCCTTCGCCGTCGGGGCCGCCGGCTTCCCGCCGCGCTGCTGCGCGCCGGCATCCCGTGGCGCCCTGTTGGCGCCCTGCGCCGCCTCGCCGGTGGCAGCCGACCCGGCAGCACCCGGCTGGCCGTCCTGCGTGCCCTCGGCACCCGGGGGCGTGTCGGTGGGGGCGGCCTGGGCCGGGGACAGCATCACGCCCGGCTGTGCGACCTGGGCGGCGCCCTCGAGGAACGTGACGCCGCCGCGCTGCGACACGACGATCGGCATGTCGGCTTCGGGGAAGTCGTACAGCGGCAGCCCGAGGCGCTTGCGGTCCTCGTTGTAGGTCATGCGGCCGGAGCGGACGCGGGTGTCGGCGACGGCGTCCTGCGCGGCCTCGTCCTCGGATTCCAGCCCGAGGAAGTCGAATTCGATCTCGGGCGGGGCGCCGAGCCACGTCCGCGAGATGTCGTTGATCAGCTCTCTGAGGCATGCGATGTCCGGGCGGCGGCCGACCCGGTCCATCACGTCCTCTTGGCCTTCGTGGTAGCCGGTGGAGCCGAGGCCCTTGGTTTCGGTGAACCCGAGCTCGGTGATCGGCACGCCAAAGAACGACGCGAGCAGCTTGATCAGGTGCAGGTCGTAGTCCGGCTTGTAGCGCTCGTCGACGCTGGGCATCATCTCCGGCTTGAACCCGGGGTAGGACAGCTTGATGCGGTGCCGGGCCGCGGTCTGGCCGCCGAGGTCGTCGTTGATGGCGGTCTCGTACTCGCGGCGCTGCCGCGGGTCCAGCTCCGAGGCTTCCGCGCCCTCCGGGACCAGCCACGTCAGCGGGGTCGAGCCGTCGTCGTACTCGGACAGCATCCAGCCCTGGCGCTTCATGTACAGGCGGGCCGCGAGCAGCGCCTGCTCGACGGCGGACAGGCCGTAGAACGAGCGGGGCCGGAACGTCTCGCGCCAGTAGTACAGCTGGTCGGCCTTGTAGCCGCCGCGCATCACGGTGTTGCCCTGGTCGTCGACTTCGCAGGTGGCGGTGTACTCGCCGCGGGGGAAGCCGTAGAGCACCTGCTGGAACGCCGGGTGGTCGCCGGACGGCCGGGCGCCGCGCCAGTCCGCGAGGGGCTTGATGGTGGAGGCGTCGACGATTTCGAGGTCGATGACGTCGCCACCGTAGGTAGTGCGCGGATAGATCGCGACGGCATCCAGCGTGAGGTGCTGATCCTGGACGGCGTTGACCCACTGCCCGAAGCTCATGCCGTTGGTTCGCCAGGGCTTCGTCCAGAACGCGGTGAGGCGGTCGATCTCGGGCTGGTACTTCTCGCGGAGCTGGCTTTCGAGGTCGTCCTTGCCGCGGCGGGGGTCGGCCCGGTAGGCGGCGGCAATGGCCTCGGTGGAGACGCCGAACGCCCAGTCGAGGGAGCGGACGTGCCGCTTCCGGATCTCGATGCAGCGGCGCATGATGTCGACCTGCGCGGCGGCGGTGTACAGCACGTCCCAGGGGATGAGCCTGGTCTCGTTGCCGGGGATGTTCCAGCCGACGGGGTATTCCCAGATGCGCACCTCGGGCCGGCCGGTGTCGGTGCGGGTCGGGGAGATGGGCTGTGGGATGTGGGGGTTGATGGGGCCGAAGGGGACGGCGTCCATGCTGTCGCGGGCCATGGGGCGAGTTGGGCCCCAGGTCTGCTGGCCGGTGTACTGGTTGAGGACTTCGGCGAAGGGCCGGGCGATGGGCTTGCCGGTTGCGTTGCCGGTGAGCCCGGCGGGGGCGCCTGCTTTGGCTGCGGTGTAGTCGGGGTTGGGCTGGATGTGGGCGCGGTTGTTCTGCTGCGGGCGGCGCCCGCGTGAGCGGTTGCGGCTGCGGGACACGGGCCGTCCTCGAACTAGTTAGCGAGCCTAGCTAAGGATGCTAGCTCATATGTTCGAAGACCGGCAGCCGACCGGCTACTCTGGTGCCGCTCACCCGTGCCGCTGTCTAGGCGGCGCGGTGGGGCAGGTGCAGCCCGTGGACCACAGCTTGGTAGTGGCAGGCGCGGCCTCGGTCGCGTAGCGGGTGGTGGGTTCAAATCCCACCGGGCTGCACAGGCACGGCCCGTAGCTCAGAGGGTTAGAGCGCCGGGCCCGGGAGCGGATATGCCCCTGGGAACGGAGGTCGCGGGTTCGAGTCCCGCCGGGCCGTGCCGCGTACGCTGGGCGCATGGATCTGGACGCTGCCATCCGTGCCAAGGTGAGCGAGACTCACCGCCTGGACGACGACTGCAACATGCAGTGCGGAGCCAGCTGCGCGGCGCAGGGCTACGGCGACATCACAAGGGGGGTGCTGGCCGTTCTGGACCTGCACAAGCGCACCCACTTCAGCGACTGCGCCGAATGTCGGGAGGGCGGGCCAGGCTACGAGAGCGAGGCCGCCGACTGGCCGTGCCCGACCGTTCTGGCCATTGCTGCGGCGCTGGAGATCGAGATCATCTGATGCTGCTTGACGGGTTGGAATGGCTGGGCACGACAATCCGCATGTCGCGCGCGGCCGGCGGCGCCGCATGGTGGATCAAGCAGTCGGCCCGCGAGCGGATGGACGAGGCCATCGCGCTCGAGACAGCACGGCTGCTGAAGGGAGCGGAAGCGCTCCGGCCGCCGTTCCCGGAGGGCACGCTTTCGCGCTCGATGCGCCGCACGGCCTCCGCATAAGTTCGATTATGCGGATGATCTGATCAAGGAATCGGCCGGTCAGGCCAGCGCCCACGCCGGGTTGTAGTCGGGGTGGTCGGCGTAGGTGGCGGCCAAGCCGCGAAGTGCGAGATCGGCCACGACCGGCTCGCCCGCGTCAATCCAGTCGCCACCGGTAATGGCCGTGAGGCTGTTCACCAGCTTGCGCTTCGCCGCGACCTCGCGCAGCACGCGGGGCGGGTCGTGGCGGGCGATGTGGCGGGCGTCCTCGGTGGACTCGAAGACGGACGCCTCGCCACCCCAACGGCCACCTGCCACGACAGCCGTGTGGTCGGCACCGTAGATGGTCTCGGCATACTCCTCGTCGTCAACCGTCCACGGGCCCGCGGTAGCTGCCCGTGCCAGCCGCTCGTCCTCGTCGAGGCGCGCGGTCAGGAAGGCGACAATGTCCACACCCGCAGCCTACGCCGCGCCTCCCGCGCGACGGAACGGGGTGACCGGCCCGCCGACGACGGGCGCCGCGATGTAGTCGGGCCGAAGGAACGGCTCGTCCACCACAGGCGGCAGCGGGGGCGGCCCGGCGGCGTAGGCCGCCATCCGAAGCAGCCCGGCCGCCGCCTCTCGCGCCTCGTCCGCGCTCACACCGGGCGACGTGACGAGCTCAAGCGTGAGGCGTTCGAAGCGCTGCATGCTGGCCTCGGCGGCCATGGCCATCTGCCACTCGGCGGGGGTGTGCAGCCAGCGGAAACCAGGCTCGGTCATGCCCGCAGCCTACGCCGCGCCCTGCTCGCGCATCAGGTCGCGCATGAACTTCCCCGCGCTGGTCCCGCCCATCAGCAGCCAGCCCAGCGCCTGCGTCATCCCATCCACCTGGTCGTCGTGCGAGCCGTTCGGGAACGCGGAGCACTCCTCGACGAAGTCCCCGATCCACGGCGCGATCTTCGGGTCGGGCAGCTCGACGTCCCCCGCTTCGATGAACGGCGACACCGCGGAGGCCCTGGCCTCCTTCGAGTCGGTCGGGTTTTCCGCGACCAGCCCGCCGATCTCCCCGCGCAGCACCTGGATCACACCGGCGCCGTTTGCCTTCTCCTCGATCACCTTGCGGCGGGCCTGCGGCCACTTCGCCGACGACGCCCGCACCGCGGCGAGGGTGGCGGGCAGGTCCATACGGTCGCGCACCTGGTCCAGCAGCCACGCTTTCGAGCCGCGCCGCGCCCAAATCTGGATCACAACCCAGTCGGAGGTCTTCGTGTCCTTGAACGAGCAGTCCACGGACATCAGCACGTCTTCGGCGCCGATGGCGTGCCATGTGCCGTCGTGCCGCTGGTGTGCGCGGGCCACCGTGTAGTAGCGCCACCAGGCGCGCTTCAGGATGCCACCCTCGGCCGGGGCCGGGCGGCCCTGGTACAGGGCTCCCCAGGCGCGTGCGCCGACCTGGCGGCGGATCCGCTGCCATCCGGCGGGGGTGCGTCGGCGGGCCGAGGTGAGGTAGTCGCCGGGTTCGCGACCGAGCGGATCGGTCTGGCCCGCCGCGTCGTCGTGGTCGGCGACGGCGGGCACATTGACGTGCGTCCACTCCGCGGCCGACTCCGAGGCCAGCAGCCGCCCGGCGAGGTCGTCCTCGTGCCAGCGGGTCATCAGCAGCACCACCGGCGCGTCCGGGGCGAGGCGGGTGGAGCCGGTCTCGGTCCACCAGTCCCACGCGGCGTCGCGGTACGTCTGCGAGTCGGCCTCGGCGCGGCCCTTCACGGGGTCGTCGATGATGAGGACGTCGACGGGGCGGCCGGTGAGCGCGCCGCCGATGCCGCTCGTGACGACGCCGCCGCCGTGGCCGGCCAGCTGCCACTCGTGCGCGGCCGACGTGTCGTGCCGCACCGTCAGCCCGAGCTCGGGGTGGGCGGCGATGTCGTTGCGGATCGCACGGCCCCAGCGGCGGGCCACGTCGGCCTCGTAGCTGATGATGGCGATGCGGGTGTCGGGGTTGCGCAGCAGCAGCCACAGCGGGAACGCGCGGCTGATCCGCTGCGACTTGCCTTCCTGCGGGGGCATCGTCCAGATGAGGCGGTCCAGGCGGCGGTCGGCGACGCGGATGAGGCAGCGGTCGAGCAGGCCCAACGCTTCGGTGTGGACGGTGCGCGGATCCAGATATTCGGCGAGTTCGCCGGGGGTGGAGAACCGGGCCGGGCCCTGTTCGAGCATGTCCGCGGCAAGCAGCAGCGCGTTGCGCATCATGCGGCCTCAACAGCTCGCAGGTGCCGGATGGCGATGGCCTTGGCGGCGTCGGCCTGCTCGGGCTGCGGCTGGAAGTGGGCGATGGCGGCCTCGACGGCGCGCAGAACCGCGTCAGCCTGCTGCTTAGTGATCGAGGCCAGGCGGGCGTCGATGTTCAGCCGGGCGTAGGCGGACAGCACGCTGTTGGCCCGGTCCATGCTGCGCTCGTACAGCTGCACGGCGGCGGCGATCTGCTCGCCGCCGACCTTGTCGCGGTGGCCGGGCGCGGCCAGGTCCTCCAGCAGTGAGTGCATGAGCTGCTTCCAGGCCATGACTTCGCCGGCGAACGCGGCGTACGCCTCGAGGGGGTTGTCGATCGGGACGGTGTCGGGGACGGTCTTGCCGAACAGCTGGCGGGCCTGGGCTTCGAACACGCGCTGCTGGGCCTTGGCACGGACCTGCTTGGCGCTGGCGCCGTGCTTGTGGCAGACGGTCGAGCCCTTAACCGGCCAAAGCTTGCACGGCTCGCCGGTCCGCGAGCTGTGGCCGGTGCACCGCCGCTTCACGGGTCCTAGCTTCCGCGCTCGGTTGATGGGTTGGTGTCCAGACCACGCCATTCGCCAACGGGTCGCGTCACGATGCGGTGTGGGTGCGACGGGAAGTCCCGGCGGTAGCGGGCGACGAGATCCCGGGCCTCGGCCTCGGTGTCCGTCGCGTGCGTCTTGCTGGTGAGCAAGTACTCCACGCCCCACTCGACGCCGACATGCAGTTCGGCCAGAACCCGCTCGCACAGCTGCTGCTCGTACAGCGGCAGGACGGCGGCAAGAACCCGCCGCTGCTCTTCTTCCGCCGTCACCTTCTTGCCGTTGGTACCCCATCCAGTCTCGCGGCCAACCTCGCTGATCACTGCAAGCGCCGCCATCAAGACCTCATGGGGTACGTCGGCCGGTGTCATCTCAGCCATCGGCGTCGTCTCCGCACTGGCATGCGCCGTGGCCGCCGCAGTCGGCGTCATGGGTGCGGCGCGGGTCGTCGACGACGTGGTTGTTGCAGCCGTGCACGGCGAGGGTGACGGTGTCGGCGCGGTTGGCGACGTAGGCGGCTTCGGGTCGGCCGTCGTTGTGGGCGCGGATGTGCTGTTCGCGTGCGGCGTGCCAGTCTTCGGCTTCGGCGGGGGTGGCGTGGCGGGGCCACTGCTGGGTGGCGGGGACATGGCAGCAGTGGCAGGTGTGGCCGGGTGTGGCGCCGATCGCGCGGCGGATGGCGGGCATCGCAACGGCGTGCGCGGCTTCGATGTCGGCGATGCTAACGCCTGCGCTCTTGATGAGCTCCAGGGCGGCGGCCAGCTCGCTGCCGGACGGCCCGGCCTTGGCGAAGTCGCGGAGGTCGGCATGGATGGTGTCAAGCATCGGATGGCCCGCCGGGATGTCCACCGGGACCGGCGCAAAGGGGGTGGGCTCGGTCATCGCTGCCGCCTTGCGGTGAGTCGGTCGGAGATGGCCATCAGTGCCAGCACGGCCGTGATGATACCCGCGGCGACGACGAGGCAGCCGAGCACGAACCAGAGAAGGCTAGGCAGCGAAGTGCTGCCGCCGGAGGTGCTGGTGCTGTGCACCGACATGCAGGAGACGCAGGGCACGACGGGGACGATGATCGGCGCGCTCATCGCCACAGCCCCCAGCCGAAGTGTCCGATCAGCCACAGCGTGAGCAGCACGAAGACGCCGGTGAACAGGAAGTGTGCGGCGGTCCACTGCCCGATGCCCTGGCCGAGCTTGACCTGTTCCCAGCGCCAGATGGAGGCGGACAGGGTGTCCTGGGGGCGGCCGCGGAGCAGCGCGGCGGCCTCCGGGACGATGAACGTTCCGAAGGCCGCGATGAACCACCAGAGCCAGTAGCGCGCCATGCCGCCTATTCTCGCACGGGTGTTCGATCGGCGGTATGGGCGCAGGTGGCGCACAGGCTGGTGCCGTTGACGATGCGGTCGGCTGGTTGGCCGTTGTCGCAGTGGGCGCAGACGAGCCGGGTGTCGAGGAGCTGCTGGATGCGGTCGGGGGCGAGGGCGTTGGACCAGACGGTCATGGCGGCGGCGATGTCGTCGATCTGGCCGCCGAAGAAGGCCATGGCTTCGCGGAGGTCTTTGCGGGTAGCGGTGGGTTCGGGCCGGGCGGGTGTGGCGTGGTGGATGGCCCAGGCGGCGAGGAGGAGCAGGGCTGTGATGCCCACGAGGTAGATCACGGCGGGTTCTCCTTCCGTGTCACAGTGTGGCGCTGGCGGGCGGGTGGGAACAGGTCATTTGGGGGGATCCCTGCGTTCGGCGGGCGGTGGCCGGCGTCGGGTTGTTGCGTCGGCTTGGTCGCATAGCGCGTTGAGTCCGGCGATCCAGCCGCCGGAGAGCGGGATGGCGTTGGGGACGTGGATGACGCCGTCGTCGCGGAGGATCACGATGCCGGGTTCAGCCACGGTCGCCGCCTTCCTCGTCGCCCTGCTCGGCGGCCTGCTGCTCCAGGGCGGCGTGCGGGGTGGCGTCGCGCTTGCCGAACTGGTCGGGGTTGCGGATCAGCCAGGCGGCGGTCCGGTACGTGTCGGCCTGGACGCGGTCGACAACAGCGAGGGGGCCGGTGGTGTGTGCGTTGCGGGCTCTGCTTTCGCCGAGGTCTGCGATCTGCGCGGCGATCGTCTCGCGTTGCTCGGCCAGCGCGGCCTCCGCCGCTTCCGCACGCCCGGCGTACGATCCGGCGGCGGCCTGTTCGGAGTCGAGGCGGTGGTATGCGGCCTCGGCCGTCTCGGCTCGCGCGGTCGCGGCGGCCAGCTGCTCGCGCTGCTGCTCGGTGGTCGCGAGCAACTTCTCGCGGTCGCTACGACAACGGTCGAGCGTGCCCCGCAGGGCACCGCGCTCCAGGCCGAGCACGCGGGCCTCTTCGCGCAATCTGTCGATCTTGTCCAGCAGCCGGGCGACCTGGCTGAAGCCCAGGGCTGCCGCGCCGCCGCGCTCGTAGGTGCCCCGGATCCCGGCGATCTCCTCGTCGGTGATGGGCTGAAGCGGGTGGCCGCACATGGCGCCGTGCTCGACGCTGTCAACGGGGCGGCTGCACCGTTCACAGCGGCTCGTCTCACCCACCGCTGTTCCCTCCGTCCGTCTCGTCGCCCTGTGCGCCCCGCTGCGGACCGTCCACGCCCGTGTGTGTCCGCTGAGTCTCGGCGGGGTCTGTCGTGCCGTCAGCGGGGCGCGTAGCGGCGGTCTCGGCCGCGTCTGCGTCTTGCCAGGGTCCGGCGCCGACGGTGCGGCGCATGACGCGCGGCATCTCGGCGGCGTCGGGGCCGACGATGGCTGCGTATTCGCGGATCCAGCCGCGGGCGGTCTCCTCGCCGCCGGTGCGGTTGACGGTGCGGGTCTCGGGCCACCAGACGCCCCATTGGGTGCGGACGCCGTCCTTCCACTCCTCGACCTGAGCCGTCAGCCGCGCGATCTCGGCCGCCATCCGCGCGTGCTCGGCCAGGAGCGTGCGCATGGCGTCGGCCAGCACGATGTCCTCGTCGCTGAAGACGTAGCTCTGGCCGCCGTGGGCTGCGGCAACGCGGTCGAAGCCGTTGAGGTACGTCTGCACGCACTCGGCAGCGGCGGCAGCGTCGGCGGCGGTCTGCGGGTCGGTGGTCATGCGCTCACCAGCCGGCGCACGCGGTCGGCCATGCGGAGCAGCGCGCGGGTGACGCGGCGGGTGTTGTGGTAGCGGCAGTGGCACAGCTTGGCGGTCACGCTGCGGTCCTTTCGGCGAGCCGGGTCGGGTGGGCGATGAGCCGCAGCTCGTCGCCGTAGGTGTTGGTGGTGCGGGCCCAGGTGGTCTCGCCGCAGCGCTTGCAGCGGCCGACGCGGTAGCCGGCGGGTTCGAAGTCGGGGCTGGACGGGCACCACGTCTCGCCTGCGGGCGCGCCGGCGACGGGGCGGGGCACGTACTCGACGGCCAGGAGCCGCCGTTCGACGCCGCGCTTGATGGTCTGCTGGGTGGGGCGGCCGGGCTTGAAGTGGCCGTGGAGCAGGATGCTGATGGCGGCGAGCGACGTGCCGGAGGCGTCGGCGATGTCCTGCTGGCGCATGCCGCCGTCGACGAGCTGCCGGACGTGGTTGCGGGCGCGGGTGGCGTCGACCATGTGCGAGTCGGCGGCGTTGGTACGCCAGGGCTGCTCGGCGCGCATCAGGACAGCACCGCCATGACGCGCTCGCCGACCCACTGGGCGACGTTGCAGGCCACGGCGTTCCCGGCCTGCATGGTCTGTTCGCCCTTGGTGCCGTGGACGATGTAGTCGCGGGGGAACCGCTGCGCGTACAGCTGCTCGCGGGGCTGGACCATCCGCAGCCAGCAGTCCTCGATCGCGGGGGCCGGGCCGACCAGGGCGGCGGAGTCGACCGTGGACATGGTGTGGAACGGCTCGTCGGTGGTCTTGGTCACGGCGTTGCGGTAGGGCACGACCAGGGCGTGGTGGTTCCCGCCGGAGGTGACGGTGGCCAGCGGCTCGGTGACGGCAGAGGCGTCGGCGTGGTTGCGGTACTCGACGATGAACGGCTCGCCGGTCGTCACCAGGGCCTCGAAGCCCTTGGGGTTGGCGGTGCGGGTCCGCATCGGCGCGCTGGTCGGGGTGGCGGTGGTGTTCCAGCCGCCGCCGGGCGGCACCAGCAGCCCTTCGCCGATCTTCGTGGATCGGGCGGGCAGCGGCGCCTGGTCGGCGGGGAAGGCGCGTCCGTCGTGGCCGTCGTGGTTGACGGTGACGACGCTGCGCCGGTCGGGGAACTTCGCCAGGCCGGCGGCGATGCGCCGCATGGTGGAGGCGGCCAGGGGCTTCTTGCGGTCGCCGATGCGCTCGCCGAGGTTGTCCCAATCGATGATCGTGGCGGCGGGGTTGATGTAGGGCTCGACGATCGCATGGCGGCACTGGGTGCGCTCGCAGCGGTAGTCGTACTGCTCGCGGTACTTGCCGACCTTGCCGAACCGGCGCGTCAGCGGGGTGTCGCGCCAGGACTGGACGGCGTGGACGTCGGTCTGGCAGACCTGGCACCAGGCTAGGGGGCGGGGCGCGAGGTCGGGCTTCTGGATGCCTTTGCGGGTGAACACGATGTAGATCCGGTCCCGCCACTGGGGCGCGGCCACGTTGCCGTCGCCGCCGATGTGCGCGGCGGAGACGGAGAGGATCTGGCCGTTGTAGCCGAGGCGCTCCATGCCGGAGAACCACCAGTCGAACAGCTCCCAGTCGACGACGAACTCGACGACGTTCTCGCACAGGACAGCGTCGTACCGGTGGACCTCGGTGGCGCGGATGACGTCGTAGGCGGTGGCGCGGGTGCGCTCCCAGGCGGCGGATTCGACGGGGCCGTGGTCCAGGAGCATTTGCTCGTCGGGCAGGAGGCGGCGGCTGCGCTTGCGGCCGCCGGCAGGGGAGATCTCGGTGCAGATGGGGGATGCCCACAGGACGCGGGTGCGGGGCAGGCGCCGCATGTCGTAGTTGTTGACGTCGGCGCAGATGTGGTCGGCGTTGCGGTGGTTTGCGGCGTGGGTCTCGATGGCGATCTTGCTGTGGTTGGCGGCGAGCTTCAGCTCGAATCCGGCGGCCACGAGGCCGGTGGAGGATCCGCCGGCACCGCAGAAGATGTCGGTGAAGGTGATGGTCATCGGGCCACGCGTCCCTTCGTGGTGGTGGGCTGGGGTCCGATGACGTGCCAGCCGCCGCAGGGCACGCACTCGGCGGGTTCTTGGCGGCGGATGCCGGCGGCGGTGGCTGCGGCCCAGGCGGCGGCGCGGGCGTAGCGCCGGGTGCGGTACGTGGCTTCGGGGCAGGGCTGGGTGGGCGTGGTCACGCGGGCTCACCGCCGTCCGTGGCCACGGGCTGGCCGGTCTCGTAGAGCTCGGCACCGGCGATGCCCAGGACGTTGAGTGCGATGTCGAGGGTGCTCTCCCAGTCCAGCAGCGGGTCCAGGCCGCGGATGGCTTTGGTCAGGGCGTCGAGCATGCGCACGAAGTGGACCATCGATTCGCCGATGGCGGCCCGGCCGAGGTCGGGCATTTCGCGCGGGGCGGTCAGGCAGATCTGTTCGATCAGGTGCTGCTCTCGCGGGCTCGGGGCGCCGCGCTCGGCGAGGGCGGCGTGGACGTTGGCGATGGCTTCGGCCAGCGCGGGGTTCGTGGTCATGTGCTGCTCCGGTTCTGTTTGCGTTCCCAGGTGGCGTCTTCGCGCTGGAGCCGGGCCTGCCACTGCTGCGGGGTTTCGTCGGGCTGCTGGCGTCGGCCGGGGTGGCAGGTGGGGCAGTGGACGGGCGGCTGGTCGTCGGTTTCGATCCAGCCGTGGTCGCACGGCGGGGTGTGGGTGCAGGTGCAGGACGGGCGGCCGCAATGGTTGGCGGTGATCGCGGCGAGGTCGGCGGTCACGGCTCGGGCCGGTCTGCGGTGGCGAGCTCGGCGGCGCGGACGGTGACGGCGCGCCGGGTGGCCGGGAGCCGCTCGGCCTCGAGCGCGGCGCGGGCGGCCTGCATCCAGGACCACCAGTCGGGCAGCTCGGCCAGGACGGCGTCGGCGACGGCCAGCTCGATGTCGCCGATCGGCGCCGCGTCGGCGGCCGGTGCGGCTTCGATGGCCAGGGTGCGGTGCTGCCGCTCCAGGGCGCGGGTGGTCCGGGGCCGCTTCGACGGGACGTCGACGAACGTGCGCTCGACGGCGATCGCGGCGCCCAGGGCCATCGGCGGCCCGGCGACCTTCTCGCGCTTGGCGCGCAGGGCCCGGATGTAGCCGGCCGCGTCCACGGAGCGGTCGACGGCGGCGATGTCGGCCTCGAGGGCGAGGTGTCCGGTGCCTGGCGGGAAGCTCTGGCGGGTGTTGCGGGCGCGCCGGACCTCGCCGGCGATGTCTGCGGGGGCGATGAACCGCAGTTGCTGGCCGAGGGTTTTCAGCGCGGCCTTGGCGTCGTCGAGGCTGATGCCGTCGAGGACGAGTTCCCAGGCATCGGGGGTGAACTCGTCGAGGCGCTGCGCGGGGCACAGGGCGTGGACGAAGCCCATGATCTGGGCGATCTCCCATGCGCGTTCGGTCGTGTCGTTCTGGTCGTTCATGAGGCGTTGGCCCTTCGGGCGGCGGCGCGTTCGATGTAGCGCTGCATGTGGGCGGCGGTGCCGAGGTCGTCGCCGGGCCGCTGCTGCTGGCGCGCGGCGGCGGGGTTGGCGTTCTGGACCTGGTTGACGATCGAGGGCAGCACCGACGGGTCCAGGCCGCGGTTCACCCACACCGGCAGCGCCTCGGCGATGGCCGCCGGGTCGATCCCTTCGCCGAGCATCTCCTTGATCGACTTGCCGATGCGGGCGATCACCTGACCGGGCGGCCGGGACGGGACGTTCTCCAGCCAGTAGCCGACGAGTTCCTCGGTCGTCTGGGGCGGGACCGCTTGGTCGGCGGCGGCCGGGACGAGTTCGAGCATCTGGCCCGTCGCCCCGGTGCGCGCCGCCGAGCGAAGCGAGGCGGAAGGGGTGGGGTTCGGGGAAGGGACTATGTGGTTAGGGGAAACGCGCGCAGGCGCGCGCGCGTTATGCCTCTCGGGAACCCAGTCGGGAGGGGTCTCGGAAAGGGTTCCCGAAGGGTTCCAGTCCGAGCCCGTGACCTGCGGGTCTTCCTTTGCGTGTGGCGCAAACCAGTCGGAATCGTCAGGGGATTCCGAGAGGGATGCGCGAGGGGTCGCGGAAGGGGTCTTCGAAACCCTTCCGTTAGGGGTTCCGGGAACCGTTCCGGCATGGGCAGTAGGAAGGGTGTCCGGCGTCCTTCCCGGAAGGGTGCCGGGCCCGTTCGGGTCCGGAGTCAGCTCCGGCGCCACGAGGGTCTGCCGAAGGGTCTCGATGCATCCGGCGACGGTCTGTCGGGCCGACGGGCCGCCCTTGGCGGTCGGGGTGTCGGACACCTCGTCAAGCGGCAGCCGGTCGAGCTCGGCCAGCAGCGCCAGCCGGAGCCGCACGGACACGATCTCTCGGCTGTCGGCGACGGCCCGGAGCATGACGTTCGGCTGCTTGTAGATCTTGTCGTGGTACAGGTAGGTGCGGATCAGCACCTCCTCGGTGTCCCGGTCCCACACGACGAAGCGGGCTGCGGCCAGCTCGCCGAGGATGTCCAGGACCTCGTCGGGCGTCAGGTCAGATGCCGAGGCGGCCCAGCGGCGGGCGGTGACGGGCAGGTGGCCAGCTTTGGACAGGTTCTCCTGGGATGCCAGGAAGAAGTAGAGCCGCTGCATGTGCTGGTCCAGGGCCAGGAACTCGCGGTTGCGCCAGATGCTGGAGTAGATCTGGGCGTGGTCGTTGGCCATCAGATTTTCGCTCCCTTGCTGCTGTTGCAGCTTCGGCACAGCACGCGGAGGTTCTCGTAGGTGTCCGGGCCGCCGAGCGACCACGGGTGGATGTGGTCGAGCGAGAGGTTCTCGGTCGCTCCACACTGGACGCAGCGGTGTCCGTCGCGGGCCATGACTGCCCGGCGCAGCGCGCGGGGGATCGGCATGCGCTGCTCAGGGACGACGCGGCAACCGTTGTAGGGGCTGACCGTGAAGCCGCCCTTGCCGATGGTCCACAGTCCGAAGGCGAGCAGCTGCGCTTCCACCCGGGCGGCGTCGGGGCCGAACTCCGCGGCGAGGCGTGCCGACGGGTAGACCCCGGTCGGGCCGTCGCCGCCGGCGAGGAAGAACAGACTGTCGAAGTAGGCGTAGCGGGTGTCCTTGTCCAGGTGGCGGGCGAAGTGCGCATCGATCCAGATTTCGGGGTCGATGCGGACGAGCCAGCGCTGCTGCTTCCGCTGCCTGGGGATCTTGCGGATCCGTGCCACGGGTTGTCCTCTATCTCTCGCGGCCGGGGCCGGTGGTGTGTGAAGGGCGGCCGCCGTCCCGACCCTCAGCGGGACGGGTGGTTTGTTCGGGTGGTGCGGGCCCCGGACGAACCGCGGGGGGTTACGGTCCGGCCGGGGCGTTCGGGGAGGGTCAGCGGGCGCTGAGCGCCTGGCGCACGGCCGCGTCGACCGCGTCGGCGACCTGGAGGCCGAACTGCTTCGACACGGTCTCGCGCACGATCTTCACGGCCTCGGCGATCTCGTCCTTGAATGCGGCGTCGACGGCCTTGCGCACCTCGACCTCGAGGCGGCTGCCCTTCTGCCGGTTGTAGGAGTCGCTCGACTCGTTCAGGTAGGTGCGGGCCTGCTGGATGACGACCTCGCGGAGCGTCGTCGTGCCGCCGGTGCGCTCGCCCCAGGTGTTCGTCAGCTGGACGGGCGCGGCGATCGCCTCGGCGATGAGCGGGGCCAGCTGCGCCCGGATCTCCTCGTCGCGGATCTGCCGGACGCGCTCGGCGATGCCCTTGTAGCTGTCGTCCTGGACGATGCGCTGGACCAGGCTCTCGACCAGGGCCTCGGCGAGGGTCTTGTCGGTGTACTGGTTGATGACGTCGGCGAGGTTGATGTCCTCGACGTTGACGGTGACCTGCATGTCAGTGCCCTTTCGGTATGGTGGTGTGTGGCCGCCGGCCCGACTTCGTTTCGGACCGGCGGCCGTTGTGCTGGGGCCCGGCGGCGGCGGGTGGTGCGGCAATCGGTGCGTGCCGCCGCCGGGCGGTCTGGGGAGGATCAGGGACGGTCGCGACCCTGGAACAGCTCCAGCGCGTCGTGCTCGTGGACGCGGTACGACCGGCCGACCCGGACGGCGGGAAGCTCACCGGAGTGGATCAGGCGGTAGATCGTCATGGGGGAGACGCGGGCCGCCTTCGCGACCTCGGCGACCGTCAGCAAGCGCACGGTCAGCGGCGTGGAGTCATCCATGTCAGCGGCCGCGGTGCGTCAGCGTGCGGCGGGCCGCCCGGTGGTGCGAGCGCTGCCGGACCAGGGCGTCCACGTCCGCGTCGTCGAGCTCGTACACGGACTCACGCGCGATCGCCTGGGCCCAGAAGGCAGCCGCGTCCGCGGCGGCGTCGTAGACGGGCCGTTCGGCCTCGGCGAACCACAGGCCGGCGTCCGGCTCCGGGGATTGGTCGCTGCGGCCGAGCCACTCGCCGGCCGCGGTGGCGCCGACGATGAGCGTGACGAAGAAGACGATGAACCCGGCCGCCGCGACGCCCGCCAGGGCCCCGGCGGACCACTGCGGGCCGCCGGACATCGTCGAGTGGCCGAGCATGGCCAGGGCGACGCCGAGGGCGACGACGAGCAGCAGCAGGGCGGCGAGGCCGTAGGCGTGGATCTGGGGACGGGTGGCGCGCTTCATGCTGTGCTCCGGGTGGTTGTGGTGGTCTGGGTGTCGGCGTCCTGCTGCGCGAGCGCCGCGGCGAGCGCGGCGGCGAAGGCGGCCTTGCGCCTGCGCTCGGCGCGCCACTCGCTCATGTACTTGGCCTGCGCCTCCAGGCACGCCTGGTCGGCGATCTCGCGGTTGCGGGTGTGGCGCCTGGCGGCCGCGAGCGTTCCGCACGGCGCCGGCTGGAACCGCTGGAGCGTTCCGGCCTGCCGCTGCGCCTCGTAGACGGTGTGTGCCTGCTTGCAGGCGTCGCAGGCGCCCTCGCGCTTGGCGAGGTGGCGCATGTAGGCGGCGTTCGTGCCGCACGGCTTCAGCGGGCGGGTCATGCCGCCCTCCGAACGGCCTCGGCGACCGCCCACGGGTACGCCGGTGTGCGCTCGTCGGCGAGGACCGGCGGCCGGTACTCCCCGAACGTGCCGTCGTCACACGGGATGAACCCGGCGTTGAGCAGGCCGGGTGCGGCGCCGAGACGGCCGGTGCGCAGGTCGTAGTCGTGCGCGACGTACCAGTTCACCGCCTGGTGGGTCTCGCGCAGCCATGTGAGCAGCTGCTGCTGCGTGGCCGGGTCGAGCGGGGTGGTGTCGTAGCGGTCGGTCCAGGCGGTCACGGTCCAGCGCGGCCGGTCGGCCTGGTCCCAGACCACGGCGATGCGCAGCAGGGCGGCGGGGTCGCGCAGGTTCTCGGCGAGGGTGCGGCCCGCCGGCCGGGCCGCCGCCCCCACGCGGGGGGCGGACGGCTTCGGGGCGAAGCGGGAGCCGTAGCCGTAGTAGACGGTCACGACGCACGCTCGCGCTCGGCCCGGGCCGCGCCTTCCAGCGCCGCGATGACGTCCTCGGCGGTCCGGTTGTCGGCGTCGTTCCACCTGCCGATCGCGAGAACCAATGCGTCGCCATCTCGATCCTCGTCGGAACCGACTCGCAGGCCGAGGTGCTTGACCAGGCTGGCCATCGCCCGCCGCGTGTCGTCGTGCTCCCAGTCGTAGGCGTAGCGACCGCACGTGACGTTCATGCCGCCGACCGCGCAGACTCGGCTTGTCCCGGAGGCGTGGAAGAATCCCTGATGCCAGCCGTCGTGCCGGATGGTGTCGGCAGCCCCGTCCAGGACGTCGGGGGTGGTGAGTTCGAGCTCGTTCACCCCGCCACCCCCGCGGGCTCGCCCTGGACGTGCTTGGCCAGCCGCTCGCGCAGGCCCTGCGCGGCCTTGGCGCTGATCTCGCCACGCTGCTGCTCGGCGTCGATCGCCTGCTGCGTCTCCACGAACGTCGTCTCGGAGCGGACGTCCTGGATCATCTGGTCGAGCGCGTCGAGGATGTTGAACCCTTCCTCGGCCGGGGCCACGTTCACGGCGGCCGGCGGGACCTCGCCGGTGTTCAGCGCCCGCAGCACCGCCTCGCACTGCGACCGCGTGATCCGCGCCATCGTCTCGATGTCGTGGCCCAGCACCCGCGTGATGAACGCGTGCTTGTCGTCGTCGCCGATGCCCTTCTCGCGGAACAGCGCGTGCATCGCGCGCTGCTTCCCGTTCGACGCCACCGGGTCGGCCGGGGTCGGGCCGGTGGCGGGCTGCTGCGCACCGAGGTCCGGCTCGGCCGTCAGCGTCTCGACGATCGTGCGCGCCTCGGCCTGCGTCAGCTGCGACGGATGCGTGATCGGGCGCCGCGTCAGCGTCGACAGGATGTCGTTCCATGCCTTCTGGTTCTGGTTCCGCTTGGTGTGCAGCAGCTTTCCGACCTCGCGGACCTGGTACGGGGTGACGAGCGGCACGAGCGGCGACGGCGCGGGCGTGGCCCGCTCGCCGGCCGGGGCCGTCTCCGCCGTGCGCTCGGCCTTCCGGGCGTCCTGCGCGTCGAGCTTCTCCTGCTGCTCGACCTCGGAACGCAGCGCCGACAGCGCGCGCTCGACGTTCGGCCGCGACAGACGCTCGTCCAGGTTCACGTCCGGGCCGAGGATCTGCGCCAGCGCAGTACGCTGCGCCTCGATGCTGGTCGCGCCGCGCACCTGCACCAGGGCGGCGGCCAGCTGGCCGAGCTGCGTGTCGGTCGCCAGCGCGGGGCCCGCGGTCGTCCACTCGTCCTCGGAGCGGCCGCGCTCACGCTGCGCCTGGCGCTCCGGCTCGGCCGCCGCCTGCTCGTCGACGACCGCACGCGGGGCGGTGTACGACCGCGGCGCGGTCGCGCCCTCGGCGTCCAGGCCCATCCTCCGCAGCAGGCCGTCGACCGTGAACTGCGGCAGCGGCAGCTCGCTGCCGGGCGGCACCTGGACCACCGTCGAGCGGACGCCGGTCAGGAACGCCGACTGCGGCGCGTAGATCTTCACGATCGCGTCGCACTCGTACGCGAGGTTCTTCTCCGCGCGGATCTTCCACTCGCGCCGGTCGGTCGGCTTACCGTTCTCGACGGTCGCGACCAGCTCCAGGCGGGCCAGCAGCAGCACCGGGCCGTCGTAGACGCGCAGCACGTCCAGGAACCGGCGCCACTTCTTCTTCGCTTCGTTCCACAGGTCCATCGTGATCTGCACGTCCTCGGCCGGAGCCGGGCGCTTGGCCTGCGCGGCCTTGGCGGCCGCGCGGGCGTTGGCCTTGGCCTGGGCCTCGTCGGAGAGCAGGTCCCACAGCTCGGTGATCGAGTCGACCGCGAAGCAGTGCGGCTTGCCGTTCGGGCGCGGCTCGGCGACGGCGGCCTGGGTCTGCTCCAGGATCGAGGTGAACGTGCCGTCGTGCTCGACGATCTCGTACCGGGCGCCCGGGATGGCGCCGTACTGGTCGGCCGCGCCCTCGCCGAGCTCGAGGTAGAAGGTGCGGTCGATCAGGTCGCTGCTGCTGAACAGGGCGACGCCGTAGGACTTGCCGGTCTTCTCGGCGCCGGCGATGCAGAACATCGGCCACGGGGGCTTGCCGGTCGGGCGCCGGGTGCGCAGCTTCGGGGCGTTGCTCACTGGCCGCCCTCCTTCTTCTCGAGCTTGCTGGCGGCCTTGTTGTGCCGGGCCGAGCGGATCCAGTAGGCGTTCGCGGCCTGGGGGTGGCCGTTCAGCCACGCGGCGTCCCCGGCCTCCTTCTCCAGCGCGGCGGCGGAGCGCAGCTCGGCCGGGGTGGCGACGCGCTTCACGAGTACCGCTCCTTGTCGTAGAGCGACACCGTGTAGCCGGGCATCAGGGTCACGTCGGTCCAGCCGTCGTGCCGGTCGACCGAGCAGACACCGGGCCGCGGGTGCTCCAGCGCGTACGCCAGCTCGTCGTCCTCGGCCGGGTCGGACTGGGCCAGCGGCACACGGAACCCGGCGATCAGGCCGGTCCGGTGGTGCAGCCGCAGACCGCGGGCGACCTCGGCGCGCAGCCGGTTGACGAGCGCTCCGTCACGCAGACGGCGGACGTGCGTGTCGGGGACGACGAGGATGATGCTCACCGCGCACCGTCCTCGACGCACAGGGCCACGTCGGCGTGCACGAACAGCGGACCGCCGATGACCGACCGGCTGCGGATGCCGACGGCCGTGAGGTCGCCGCCGCAGTCGGCGCAGGCGTCGCCGGCGAGCTGCGCGTCACTGCACCCGTCGAAGAGCGAGGCGACGTACGCCGCGGCGTCCATCACAGGCGGCTCGTCGGTGGGCTCCGGGTCCTTCGCGGCCTGCTGCTCGGCGGCGTCCATCTGCGCGACGAACGCGGCGTGGTGCATCAGCGACGACGCGGGCAACGCAAGCGGGGTGTTGTTGCGGCCGGTCTCGATGGCCAGCCAGCCGCTGTCACAGGTGACGGCGACCGTGGCGCGGACGCCGAAGTACTCGTGCCCGGGGTCGGAGACGTTCACCACATCGCCGACCTCGAACCCGCGGGCCTCGGTGGCGCAGTGGTCCACGCACTGGCGGCACTTGCCCTCGCCGTTCAGCGTCCGCTGGTGCTTGACGCACCAGTCCGCACTCGCGACGTCGAGCCACCCGCAGTGGTCGACGCGGCCCATGCCGCCCTCGAAGTCGTTCATCGCGGTCGCGGCGGCCAGCGCGAGAGTCGCGTGGATCTGGGCCTGCGCCAGGTACAGGCGCTCCCAGTCCCCACCGCGCTCCGCCTGGCGCGCCCAGTCGAGCAGCTGCTCGGCCTCGCGGTAGTGCTCGGGCCCCGTGGCCATCACGCCACCTCGCCGAGCTCGCGGCCGACGGCCACGCCGATCGGACGGTGGTCGTAGGCGGTGACCGGCCGGCCTTCGTACGGCGCCAGCAGTATGCGCAGCGCGTGCGCGCCGCCCGGCCGGACCGCGAGGTCCGAGACCGCGCAGGCGAACTCGACCAGCGCGAGCGTCAGCTCCTCGGCGGCCGCGTCGACCACGGTGGCGAGCTCGAGCACGGCGCCCAGCACGATCCCGGTGGCGGTCACGTGCATGTCCCGGACGGCGGTGCGCGGGTCCGGCACGTCCTCGGCCGCGGCCGGGTCGGTGTCGACGGCGACCGGGTCGACCAGCGGCACCGTGCGCAGCCACGACTTCGGCAGCCGGTCGTGTCCGGGGGCCGCGTGGCGGGGGCTGGCCGTCAGCAGGTGCGGGTTCTCCGGCTGCAGGTCGTCGAAGCGGATCTCGCGGTCGTCGCGGTCGGTCAGGTGCGACGCGACCTCGCGGTGCGGGACCGGGACGCCCATGGCGATCGCCTCCTGGTGGGGCGCGTCCTGCGGGGTGCAGACGGACGCGGGGCCGCGGCGGGTGGCCGCGACGAGCAGCGCGCCCTGGTCGCGGGCCGGGCTCTTCGTGTGGACGGTGGGCCGGAAGCGCTGGCGTCCGGCGGTACGATTGGTCACAGCTGGTCAACCTCTCTCTGTGAACTCAGGGGGTTGTCTGGCGTGGGCCCTGAGGGGCCCGGGCCCGATGTCCGCGTGCAGGCGGACGGAGGGCCCTACTTGCTGGTGACGTACTTCGGGTTGCGCGTGGGCCTCGGCGTCTCGGCCTCGGCCCGGCCGCTCTCGTTGGTGGCGACGAACTCGTCGACCCACTCCTGCCGGAAGCGGTACGCCAGGCCCGGGCGGCTACTCTTCAGGCGCCCCTTGCGCGCCCACACGATCACCGTCTCCGAGTTGCAGCCCAGCTGCGCGGCGACGTCGTACTTGGTCAGCAGCGCCGGGCTTTGCTTGGGCGGCGCCGTCGTGGCGGATGCCATGTCACTCCTCGTTCTCTGCGGGCTGGTCCGCACTGACGATTTCGAAGACCTGCCGGGGGTCCGCCTCGGGCGCCGCGTGCAGGAATCCCGCGACGAACGCGAGCCCTGGGGGCGTCCTGCCGTTGCGGATGCGCCGGACCTGCCGCTCGGACAGGTAGACGGCGGCGGCGATCTCGGCGTTAGTGGTCCAGCCGTTGCCTCGGACGATCTTTTCGAAGGGCTCGCTGACCAGCCGGAACATGAAGCCGCCGATGGCGGGTTCGGTGGTGCTCGGCTCGCTCTTCATGGAAGGAACACTACGCGCTCCACACTCACCATGCAACGAAAAACTGTGAACTCCTTCGAAGGGGAGTGAAGTGTGGAGTGAATCGTTCAACGCAACGAGTCCGCGGCCCGCGGTTCGTCCTGCACGTATCGCAGCGGGTCCGGACATGCATGTCCGGAACGCTCGCGGCCTCGGCCGGTTAACAGCAGGTCAAACCGTGGGACGTTGATTGTTGTGCGGACATGCATGTCTGTAGACTCGCCTTGTGACTCCCAAGCGCGAGAGCTTCGCGGCCTTCCTCCGTGCCGCCATGGAAAACGCGGGGCTCCCCACGGCTCAGGATCTTTCCGATGCAACGAACGGCGTGGTGAAGCGCAACACGATCTATCGATGGCTACGGGCCGAGTACCAGGGTGGCGAGGGGGAGCTCAGCAACCGGCTCCTGCGCGCCACCGCTGACGCGCTCGGCGTCCCGGTCCTGCACATGTACGTTGCGGCGGGCCAGCTGTCTGCGTCCGAAGCCGGCCTGGTAGAGGACCCGACGCCCCCGCCGCCGCCGCGGAGCACCGAGGAGGCGATCGCTGCGGATCCGAGGCTCACCCGTCAGGGCAAGGAAACCCTCCTGTACCTCGCCGAGCGCTTCGCACGGGAACGGGAGGAGGAGGCGGAAAATTCACGCGGCCGAAGCGGTACGTGACCCAGAGCGCATGATCGACTCCGGTCGCGACCATGAACGTTCAAGCCAGCGTCGCTCAGATGTGCAATTCAGGCCGCTGATATACGGTGGAGTGCATAACCTTCCATGCCTCAAGCCGTTGAACCGAAGGCCGGATATGGACGCTTTATGCGTCTAGCGGTACACCATCTGACCAGCCTCTTTACTCTTGACATACCTTCATCTGCGGCGTTGAGTAATTGGCCTGACTTCACAGATCTCCAACTGGAGGCAGGCACATGTCAATACCGTCCCGCATAACCCCAAGGCCCCCTGAACGCCCGAAACGGGCGCCGTGGCGCATCGCCATCGTCCTGTGGACGATCGCCGCGGCACAGCTCATCGTCGAGTTCCGCCTCGGGCCCGAAAGCCCGGCCGCCGAGCGACTCCTCGACACCGTGACATTCCTCCTCGTCGGCGCCGGACTGTGCTCCGTCACCACCACCCTCGTCCAGCGCCGCACCGTCGACCCGTACCGCGACTTCCTGGCCAGCCTCGACCAGCTCCACGCCGCCGGCTACCGCCAGGGCTACGACCGGGGCTACCGCGACGGCCACGACCCCGACCCCGGCAACGACGGGGGCGGGGGCGCCCTTCGGTAGCCCCGCAGACGACGCGCCTCTTCCCCGGCGCGTCTTTCCACCACCACCGACACCGAGGGGGGCGCATGGCCTGGGGCGAGAAGCGCGGCAAGGGTGAGTACCCGTGGACCGCGGTCTACCGCATCGGCACCAAGCCGAACGGCAGGCCCGACTACAAGAAGGACCCCGGCTTCGCCACCGAGAAGGCCGCCGAGGATCACGGCCGGCTCCAGGAGGCCGCAGTCCGCGCCGGACGCTGGCACGACCCCCGCCGCGGCGAGATCACCCTTGACGACTACTGGGCCAAGTGGCTCGTCGGCTACGACACCTCCGACCGGAACCTCCTCGTCCGGCAGACCCACTACAACCAGCACCTCAAGCCCCGCTGGGGCAACCGGGCCCTGAAGGACATCGACGCCCTGGACGTCGCGGCGTTCGAGAAGGAGCTGCGCGGCAAGGTTTCCCGCAAGTACGCGGGCAGCATCATGGAGCTACTGCGGATGCTCATGGAGGACGCACAGTTCGCCCGCCTGATCGAGTTCACCCCCGTACGCGCCCAGTCCCGCCGAGGCCAGAGGGAACCCTCGAAGGCCCGCGTTGGCCGCGTCACGGATATCCCCACGGTGATGGCAGTCTGCCACCGGCTGCCGGACCCCGAAGCCCTCATGACCCTCACAGCCCTGTTCACCGGCATGCGCTGGGGCGAGGTCATCGGCGTTCGCCGCTCGTTCCTCGACCTGTACCCGGCCCGCGGCGGCAAGAAGGCCCACGGCACCTACACCATCGACCCGGCCATCGGCGCCGTGCACCAGATTGGCGGCCGCCGCTTCTACGCGTGGCCCAAGGGCCGCAAGGGCCGCGTGATCGAGCTGCCGGAGTTCCTCGTCCTGAAACTCCTGGCCCACCTGGCGACGTTCCCGCCGGAGCGCGACCTGCTGTGGTGCACCAGCACCGGCGTCGCGTTCGACCGGAGCAACTACAACGACCGCCGGTGGCGCCCGGCGTGCGACGGCTGGGAGGGGCGCGACGCGGTCAAGGGGCGCAGCGCGCTGCTGCCGGCGCCCGCGGTCGCCGAGGGGCTCCACATCCACGACCTGCGGCACACGCACAAGACGTGGCTGGCCGAGGACGGTATCGAGGCGGTCGCGCGGGATGAGAGGCTGGGGCATGTGACGCCGGGCATGGACGGGGTGTACATCCACCCGACGCCGGCGATGCGGGCTCGGATCCTGGCCGTGCTCCAGGCGCGTTGGGAGAAGTATCAGACGTCAACAGCTTGACTCTACCCAAAGCTCCACCCATTTTCGGGTGGAGGCGCCGCTCACCAGGGCTTATGGAGATCAATACCACTCGGTTTACACCCGAGCGGTCGTAGGTTCGATCCCTACTGCGCCCACTCACATGTTCTAGCTGGTCGAGACCCACGTTCTTGACCAGCTAGAACACTAAGCGGCCCAAGTCGCGCGGTTGGACTACTCACATGAGTTCACATCCGTTCGCAGCCTCTCACATGAGTTCAACAAGATCGTTCCACCCGGGTTCCACCCATCAAGGGGTGGATTCTTCTCCGGTGCGCCCCGCCACCCTTCGCCGTGTCTCGCATCCCGGCGACCGCCTTCCCGCGTCCCCGGTTACCTCGTAACATCAGGGTTCGAACATACGTTTCCGCAGACAATCTGACTACGGAGTGCAACCATGGGCAACGACGACAGGTGCTCGATGTGTCACGGGACCGGCGTGGTCACCGTGACCGTCGAAGACGAGGAAGCCGAGACCGCGCACGACATCTCGGTGACGTGCAGCCAGTGCGGCGGATCCGGCAATAGGAGCTGACGTGGAACCAGGCGGGATCATCGGACATGCCGACGGCGAACCCGGCTTGGTGACATTCCGCTTCGACGGCCACGAGGTACCACTGTCCGTCTACTTCCCGACCGGCGCCTGGACCGTGGTCGTCTGCTGGCGGTGCGGCGACACCCGCAGGTTCGAGGGCGCCCGGTGCCCGTCGTGCCGTCCCGCGCCCCCCGTGGTGCCGTAGGGATACCGTGCGGCCCCCCGCGCTCACCACCGACGCGATCCCCTACCCGCCGTCCGAACTCTCCGACAGGCACCACTACGAGCTACGCCGGTGCCTGATCCCGGGCTGCCAGGCGTGGCCGCACCCGATGCAGCCGTGGGAGTGGGAGGTCGTGCAGTGCTTCCACCGCGGCGAGCCCGTGCCGCGCTACGAGGACGTCATGGAGACGTGGCACGGCGCGGCCACGTACCCGCACACGTACCTGGTTGCGGTCGTGACGAACTGGTGCCGGCGGGAACTGAACGAGGCAGTCGGGGAGTAGCGGCCGAACGGTCGCGCTACCCTGAAACCGGCGGACCGCGACGCCGGAGCCGACGCTGACGGCCAAGGTTCCCAGAACCCGCGGGTTGCTAGGCGGTCGGCACGCCCGGTCGAGGTGGAGTCGCAGACCGGGGCCAGGTAATCACCCGGGAGACTGAGAAGCCGAGGACGCCGGACACGGCCGACCGCTATGGCCCGAGCGTTCGCACGTCCGTTCTCTACCGATCAGAGGGCGCAAGCGAGTACCGTCCCCCCGCACACCACACCCACAATCCCTGGGGGGACACATGCAAGTAGGGCCAATCCTCGCCGTCGACGCCCTGTTCGTCTTCATCGCCTGGGCCATCGGCAGCAGCAAGGGCCAGGGCGCCACCGGCTTCATCCTCGGCCTGTTCCTCGGCCCGCTCGGCATGATCCTCGCCGGGTTCCTGAAGCCCACCGTCGAACTCCAGGCTAAGCGTGACGTCGCCCTCGAGGCGGCGCGGGAGAGGCTGCGCGAGGAAGGGCGGGCCCAGGCCCGCGCCGAGATGCAGGCACCACCGGCCGCCGAGTAGGCCAGAACGCGAAGCGGCCCCGCCCGAAGGCGGGGCCGTGCTCATCTCCAGCGTCAGGGCTTGGCCGTCGCCACCGTGATCACGATCGGCAGCGCCACCGACGCAGCCAGCGCGATGCCAGTGCCGATCCACACCGACCGCGACGTCGAGCGAGAATCCCGCTTGAGGGCCTCGATCTCGGCGTGCAGGTCCGCGATGATGGGTGCCGTGCCGTTCTCGAGCGCGCGCTGCCGGGCCTCGTGGTCGCCGACCTGCGTCAGCGCTGCCTGGGTCATCGTGGTGAGGTTCCGAACATCCGATCGCGCACCTGCGAGATCCGTTCGCATATCCCTGATCTCGTCGTACAGGTGCGTCACCATCGCTTGGAGTGTGGCCTGAGTGGTCGGGTCAACCGTCACGGCGAAGTCGCCCCCTCACCTCCTGGCTGGGCGCCCGCGGCCGGCGGTGCTGGGTTCGTGGCCGTGCCGGTTCCGTCCGGGTTGAGCGGCACCTGCATGGGCGGCATCGGCGGCAGCGGCGGCGGCGCCACGACCCGCACGGTCGCCGCGGCGTCGGAGGTGACCGTCGGCAGGTTCAGCGGCGACGGCGACGCGGTCGGCGCGAGGACGCTGGAGATCCGCGGCAGCGACTTCACCGGGAAGCCCTGCCGCACCGCCACCTCGAACCCGGCCAGCAGCGCGGCGACGAGCGGGTACCGGACCAGAGTCGACGACGCGATCGCCGAGGCGACCGGCTGGAACGCCAACAGCGCGGCCGCCAGCCGCAGCGCACGAACGATCTGACCCTTGACGTGCTCGGACATCACGCACCGCCCGCGTTCAGCGTGGCCGCGGCGGCCGTCAGCGCGTCGTGCATCTGCTGCGGGCTCACGCCGCCGAGGTTGTGCTGCTCGAGCACGGTGACGACCGCGGTCGCGATGGCGGCCGGGTCGGCGACGGTGATGACGCCGGCCGTTTTCAGGTCCGCCACGATCGCCGCCGACAGCGTCGCCGGGTCGATCGCCTGCTGCTTCAGCGCAGCGAGAATCTGCGCGCCCTGCGCCGCCGCCGCTGCCGCGCTCGCCGCCGCGTTGGCGAGGGTCTGGTGCACGTCCGGCTTGTCGCCGTTGCTGTAGGACCACAAGGTCCGGGCATCGGTGGAATCCAGTGCCATGTCTTCTCCTGAGATTGAGGCC